CAGTTACTTTAATAATAGTACCAACTATGCCACCTTTAGTACTGCCGTTTAAAGTAATAACATCATTACTAGCTCCTGAAAAGAATGTTTTACCTGCTGCATCGCTTTTACCCATATATAGTCCGCCAACGAATTTATCGGTTCCGTCAGTTTTAATATCTAAGTCTGTAGCTGCAGTTTCTATAACAAAAGTAAAAGTAGCACCTAAGTTATTTAACTGGTTAGGATCATCATCTCTGCCAGGAGCAGTAGCTACTATACTAGGTAAAGTGAACTTACCGTCAGCGTCATTACAAGTAAGAACCTTACCTGAGTGTGCTTCTACTGTTAAAGATGTGTCTGCAGTCAAACTAACTACGTTAGCATTACCTGCTGAAATAAAACCAGCTAAAGATTTAACTGGTCCTGAAAATGTCGATTTTGCCATATTAAGTCTCCTTAATTTATCTATCGTCTTGGCTTGTCTGCTAGGTCAGTCGATAGATTGTTAATATTCCTAGAATTTAATTCTAACTTAATTACCCCCAAAAAGAAAGGGAGCCGAAGCTCCCTAACTTAACGTTTATAATAAACGTCACCCCAAACATTATGCTCCTGGTGAACCGTAAATGCCTCTCCAATCACTAAATCCGAAAGAATATCTTTCTCTAGCTTTGTATCGTACATTTCCAGTTTCGAAGTCTCCTTCCATACCAGTTGACATTGGCGACCTTACGAAGTGTTTTAACCCGTTAGGAGTGGTGGAATAATTAATTTTCTTGCTTGTACATTTACTTTCAAGCCTCTTTCATCTTTATAAGCTGAAATATCAATTAAAGCATTTTCTAATGAAGTTTCATTCAAGTCAGCTGCAGTGCTTGGCTCATTCGCCTGATCGCCACCTGTTAAAGATGGGTGGTCAGTTGTCATGAGTGGTTTACCGTCGCCTCCTGGGAAGGAAGTTGAGAAACCATTATTAAGTACATTTGCTGCTTTCACTTGCTTAGTATTAGCCATTGATCTAGCTAAAGCTCTTGTGTATCTTGAAGAAAGACTATCATAAAGATTATCTTCAATAGCCTCTTCTGTTAACGCAAACGCTAAAGCTACAGTCTCGTGGCTGTATCTAGCTGTGAAAGTTTCTTGAGCTGTGTCATAAGATACCGCAGCACCCTCACCTTTTACAGGAGCTTGCCCGAAACCTGATAACATAACTTCTTCTTCAAACGCTCTATCTGAATTTTCAGTATCAAAAATTTCAGCATGTTCGTTCTCGTACCTATCGTACTCAAGACCAAAAAGTGCATTTAGTCCTGGTTCGAGTTCTTTTACTAATTGAGCTCTATTAATTGCCATCTATATCACCTTTTAGTCGTTACCGAATACAGAAGCTGGGAATGTTACATATACTCTAGCGTATTGACCAATAGAGTTGTTTGGCTTATCTGGGAAGCCTACTATTGTCGCAATACCACTTGAAGTTGTTGTAGTCACACCTTCTTTTGATCGACCTGTTGAAGTATTACCTGCAGTTGTGCTGATAGTATTAGTTGTACCTATTGATGCTTGAGTAGGAGTACCAGTAGACTGAGCCTCGTAAACAATATCAGGGTCAACATATACAAAAGCTTTAGCATCCGCAGAACCTAATGTAGCAGTGTCGGCAGTCCACATGTTTGAAAAAACAATTGAACCATCGGTTGCTGTGTATTCTACACCGTAAAATACGCCGAGTGGAGTACCTGTTGCAGTACCCTGTATAACGTAACCACTAGAGAGATTTACTACATCGCCTGAAAAAATCGAGGCATTAGTAGCACTTGCTATCGCAAATTCTGAAGGTCTGATTACGCCACCTGACATATGATAAGCTGGTGTGAATCCGTCTGGGGCATTTGTATTTGCCATTTAATTCACCTTATAAAAATAAATTTTTATTAAAGCTCTTAACATAAGTTAAGAACCACCTTTACCAAATGTAACCTTAGTACTTCTATTAGGATTACTAATAGGCATTACTTGGTTACTTTCTCTCATAAGATCATTATCAACTGCTTGAATTTGTTGGTCAGCTACGTTTTGATAGTAAGCTCTCCTTTCTTCAACAGTTTCCTTGGGAATCTTAGCGAGAATTAAGCCACCAACTCCTATGACACCAGCGTGTTTACCGTCATCAATACTAGGAGCTTCAAAATCTGGATGATCTTCAGCCCTTACAGGTTCCCAACCTTCACGAATACGTTTTGACATATTCGCTGGGTCGTTCTGCCCTATCATTGATTCTCGTATCCATCTGTATACATATCCCTGTGGTGGGGGAGGTGCGTCTAATAAAGACGGGGGTTGCCAAGGTTTACGACGAGAAACTTTATCTCGACTTTCAGCAGATCGTGGAGTTCGATCTGTTTGAGTAGTATTTTTTTCATCTACCATTTTTTACTCCTTAATATGCTTTGCATATTCTTCTAGTGGCACACCTAATCTTTTTGCTATTGCTACTTGACTCGGTGTGAGTTTTATAGTTCTACGTGATCGAGCCCTAGTAGTTCCAACACCTTTGCTAGAACCTGCTACCGTCTCTTTCACCTCTTTTTGAGTATTCCCTAATTTATGAGGGAATGACTCAGCAAGTCTTTTATCTA